ATCTGTCAAGCAAAAAGAAAAATGTTTAGAGATGAAAACTTCTATTGCTGAAAAAGGTTATTACATTACTAAATCCACAAATCGTAAGATGACGAAACTCGGTGTGCATAACTCTATGGATAAAGCAAGAGCAAAAGCAACCGAAGCTCTGAAACAAAAGGCTATAAATAATTTATCCAAAGTTCAGATTCATCTTAACGATGCAAAGAATCATTCCAAGTCCTTACTTGGCATGGCTAATTATCTAAATGTTCGTAACATAAAAACTGCGAGGGGTTGTAGTTGGAGTGCTTCCACAGTTAAGAGAGCTTTAGATAGAATATCAACACTTCACTAGGAGATAATATGAAACAACTATTTAATTTTATTACCGATACAGGCATGAAAGATCTATTGCAGATAACTATTTCAGCGGTCTTGATGCTTGTTTTTTTTTATTTTTTATTTGTGTTTACTTGTGCCATTGATGATCAATGTGCAGCAATCTTTATGGAGGTAGCTCATGACAACTCCTAAAAATAAATTTAGTAAAGACGGATATGAAGTCGGTGCATCTAAAGTTCCATTGATAGTAATTGGACAAGACGATTTCGGAAACACAAGAGAACAACTTCGTTATAGGTTTATGGAAATAAGGTGTAATCCAGATATAGTACATTTGGAAAGTAAACAAAATAAAAATGCCAAGGATCGAGGTAACTATCTGGAAGATGGAATCGCCCATTGGGTATCCGATCAACTCGATAGTCTGTGTACTGATTCTGGTTCTGTTACATTTCGCAAACCCATTGATGCTTATCGTTTATCTAAATATAAAATGGCAGCATCGCTTGATGGTGTATTGACAATAGATGGAGAACCAATACTGTATGACGATCCGCAAACGGGAAAGACGTTTACATTATCTGGCGATGGTGTGTGTGAAATAAAAACTCAAGGTTATAACGACCATGTAACCTACGATCACATTCTACAACTGCAAACACAGATGTTAGTAACAGGATTTAAGTGGGGTGTAATCGGACACCTTGGTCCTCGTTTGAAAATGCAGATGTTTGTGTTTGAATCTGATAAACAAATACAGAAAAAAATTGTTGAACGGGTCAAAGATTTTTGGCGAAGAGTGGAAAAGGGTACGCCTTATCCTGTCATAGCTGAATCAACAGAGAAAGTTTATTCTGATTGGTCGAATGATGACAAAGGTTTAACCAAACTTACCAACGACTATGATCTTGCCAAGGATGAAATAGAACGCTGGACAACTACAAAAGATCAACTCGCCAACGCTATCAAATCTATTCTTAAACAAGAGAATGCTAGTTATGTAAAGATCAGAGAGAAACAAATAGCCTGTGAATTAATAACTCGAAAAGCCACAGTTGAAAGAATTGTTCCAGCAAAACCCGCAAGTCAATATGAAAAACTTACAGTAAAGGAGATAAGTAATGAATGAATTAGCAAATCAATTACAACAAGTAATATTAAAAGGAGATCTTAGAACCTTGTCGGATCAAGATAAATTAATCTATTATAAAAATGTGTGTGAAAGTATAGGTATCAATCCATTAACCAAACCTTTTGATTACATTGTTCTCAATAATAAACAAACTTTGTATGCAACTAAAAATTGTACCGATCAATTACGATCACTTCATAAAATTAGTATCGCAGTTAAAGATAGAAAAATTGACAATGGTTTGTTGACAGTTGTTGTGGAAGGATCGGATCGATCTGGACGACAAGATGCGGACATGGGTTTCGCAAATGTGCAAGGACTTCGAGGAGAAGCTCTCGGTAATGCCATGCTCAAAGCAGTAACAAAAGCAAAAAGAAGATTAACGCTATCAATTTGTGGACTCGGTGGATTTTTAGATGAAACCGAGGTAGAAGATCTCCCACAGAGAGCCGTCAGTAAGCAAAAGCAAGGGAAGATGACTCCTAGTACTCAAGATATATTAAAGGTTATTGACGAGTCTAATCCTCCCGTCTACACGCTAGTGCTACCAGGCGACAAAGAAAAGCATCATGACTCTTTGGAAACACTCGCTTTTACATTCAATGACCTGATGTTAGTAATAATTAATAATCCTGATAAAGATAAAAAGGAGAAAGTTAAAACTATCGAGAAAGCATTTAAGGTAAATGAAAAAGTTATGAATCAATTAAAAGATTCGCACAAAAAAACCTACGATGAATTAACAACTAAGTTTGAGAATTTTAAAAATGGATAAAAATTTTACACCACTTAGTCAGAAGGTTCTTGCTTTCATAAAAGAATATATGGAACGAGAAAAGTTTGCACCCTCACAAATTGAAATCAAAGAACATTTCAAACATAAAACTTTGTCGGCAGTTCAACTCTCACTAAAAAGATTGGAGCAGTTACAAAAGATTGAACGTGTCCGAGGGAAGGGGAGATCAATCAGACTTCTTGATTAAGCAAGCGCGCGCATGATAGTTGCTAATGATTCTGCTCTGGACTTGGTTTGTTTATGCCACCTAGAATCGAGCATTTGATTAGCAGCTTCAGCGTAATCTTCTTTCGCCAATGCTTCCCACATCTTTTTAAATTTACTGACACCACCTTTACCCAACTGAAATACCATCTCAACAATTACTTCTTTTGCTTTTGGTAGCAAGGGTATTGATCCAATGAGATCTTCAGCTCCCTTGAGTGCATCATTGAAATCTGATTCAAAACAATCTTCCAAAATTTCTATATCGTACTCTTCATCATCTTGCCAATTCTCATCCTCCAAACACAAATGACCCCACCCCACAGTTCTTTTACCCAGAGAATCTTTGTAGCAATAATTCCTAAATCCTTCATGGACTTTGATTCTGTCTTTTAATTTATCGTACATATTATTTATCTTTCAAATGTTTAAATAAAGTTTCGACCAGATCACTCTTACGAAATCTCCGATCTAATTCTATGCCATGCTTTCTACCTAATTTTTCTAACTCAGTTTTTGTCATGATCTGTAAATGAGTTATCTTTAATTTCTTCTTAGGTTTGACAAATATTTTTTTTAGAAAACTAAACATACATCCTCCTATTTTGTAAGTTTCTTATGCTTCTCAAACGACCTCAAGCCACCGAGTCCAAGCATACCAAGTAGAACTGTCATCAAAGTATCCATATCAAAACTTGGTAAATCCATTTTCATACCAAACAATGCTAGAAAAAATATTAAGAATGGTTGTATAATAAAATGATAACCCATAGCTAGAGTACAGATCCAACCACAAGCGGGTCGCCATCCAGCAATCCACCAACTCCTAGACTTTGCTTCTTCTTTATTAACTTCGATCTGAGCTTTCGCAATTTCATGTGATTGTTTCTCAGCCATAGTTGCGATCTCATGAGCTAACTTATTCTTTTGATCTTTGTCCTCTATGAACTCTGATAACAATCCAGCAACAGGACCTATTAGTGCTTGAAACATTTTACCTCCTTAGTTAAAACCATTTGAATATCTTTCCGTATATCACCACAGATAATAATACCAGGACAACAAGTACACCTATGCCAATAGCTTTCTTGATCTGTTCTCGTTCTTCCATCTCTCGTCGTAGTTGTTCCTTCTTTCTTTTTCGCAATCTCCCGATCTCTGCTTGAAGGTTCTCCCATTCCTGTAAACCATTGTCGGCATACAATAAAAAAATTTCTCGCAGACGATCTTTCTTTTCTTTGATTTCTTTTTTACGAAGGTATGCTGCCATAGCATCTTCTTCTATTGATGAGAGTCCTAACTTTGATAACATCCCACCCTTGCCCTTGTTAGCTGCATGGACATCAAGGGAGCTTTCAGCGTTAGCCCATTTGGATACGCTACTCGCAAGGTCATGTAGCTTTTTTCCTGTCTTGATTCCCTGTTCAATCAACGCTATTCCTGATTTACAAGCAGCGTATGCGGATAATGGATCAAGCATTTTACACTTTCATAAAGATAGAAATTAAAGCCACCACCACAGCAACAGTATTACCCATGATAATTGTTTCTAATCTTTTGATTCTAGATTTTAGATCTCCAATATTTTCATGGATATTATTGTAGCGTTCCAAACATACTTCTTCATGCTTAGATATTCTCGCTTCATTCTTATCTGCTTTAGTTACCATAATCCTATCTTCTATCGTTTATACTATTTTTTTCCTAACAAATCTTTGTCCGCTTTTCTTGCTCCGCCTTTACCTGATACAAAAGATTTTACTCTTCCCATTGCCCAGGCGTGTGCTGAAGTTTTGGGTCTGCTCCCGCTACTATAATAAGCTCCAAGTCCTCGCCTATATACTTTATCGAGTGTTGATTTACCAAACCTTGACGCTCCTGGTATGCTTGAGTATTTACTCATTTCTTTTTCTTCCTTAGTTTTGCAAGATCAGCTCCTGTTATTTTGTTTCTGGGTTTTGCAACCGCAGCTAACTTCTTTTGTTTTGGACTATATTTACTGAATGGCATTTTATTATCCTTTACTCCTTTGTTTACTAATTTTATCCATCATTGCTGGTGTCAGTTTGCCTTGCCTATAAAGTCTGGCAGTTCTTTTTATCTCTGCTTCCCTTGCCTTTGGGTTCTTAGCTCCAGATACATACTTCTTTGGAACACCACCCTTCGTCTTGGGAACAGGATCAAACTTTCGCATCAATGTTCTTTTACTTCGCATTACTTACCAACTTCTTTTTGTGCCTTCTTATGTGCAGTAGAAAAAGAATCTCCCTTCATCATCAAGGTTCGCATCATCCTCATATGTTTTAGCGAATGATGTTTCTTATGTTTTTTAAGAGTATCCTCTTGTCGTTTAGTAAGTTTGCTCATATCACTTTTTCTTTTTTTTCTTATCCATCATTTTCTTTTTTTTTCCATAATGTCCTGGCATTGTTTCTCCTTTCTTTATTTAGGTTTATCTGGCATAGTTACAGCTTTAGCTTTATCAACTGTATCAACACCTTTGGTTATATCTCTTAACTTCTGTCTATAAGTTTTCCAATCAGCAGACATAGTTAAATCTGACATTCCCATCCAATCACATTCAATTAAAAGGGCAGTTCTTTCTTGACGAATACTAGCCATAAGACGATCATATTCTCCGTCAGACCATTCTTTATCTCGTTTCTCAAGCTCGGATATTTCTGTAGCAGTTAATTCTACTTCCTTACCATTAACCATTTTAGTTTTATAAATAGACATATTTACCTCCTTTCTATTCTGTTATTCCATAAACTGTAAATTCACCTTTTGTTATATTACCACTTGCACCCATAAATTTAATATAATTCTGTGCTGTTGTTAATGAACTTTCAAATGCATAAAAATTCCTATAAGGATTATTATTATTATTTTGATGTAAATAAATAGCGTGATAAAGTTTATTAACTTGTGGTTGTGTAAAGTATGGTAAATAAAGTTCTAAATAATTTGTTTTAGCTGTGCCACTTGTATCGTGAACCCACCCCTCAAATGAATGTAAATTAGTATTTGAACCATAACTAGCATTGTACCCAGATGCACCTATTGTTACATAAAAATTACCTTGTTTACTTGTAAAAGAAAATGTTGAACCATTATCTGGAGAATCAGCAAAATGAAAATTAGCATTAGTTGATAAAATAAAATCATTAATTCTAATCATATAACTTTTATAATCTGATGTAAAAACTGTATTGTCAAAAGCAACTTCTGAACTAGAAGATGCACTTGCTGTTGCAAGTTTTACCAAACTTCCTGTTGGAATCGCAGTAGGTAATGCAGTTACTGAACTAAGTGTATTATTGTTTGCTCTAATTATTGCCATTACTTAACTACTCCAAATAAGGTGAATGTTCCATCAGCAATGTTGCCACTACTAAAACTAAATTCTATGTAATTTATTACAGAAGTATCTTCTAATATATAACCTTCTTTAACAGCATACATATTATTATTAGCTTGTTTAATAATATAATTGTGTTCTATTGATAAATGAGTATTTGCATCTCTCATATGAGAAATACGATAATTACCAGTAAGTACATGATTAGCATCATTACCAGCAGCAAATGAATTTTCAGCATAATTAGATTTTGTTGTACCACTACCACCATGACTACCAGAACCTAATTGTGCATGATGATAACCATATTGAAATGTACCTGTTAGAAAAGAACTACCATTATCTGTAGAATATCTTGACCTAATATATACACTATCTGTTACAGGTTTTGCTCCCTCATATTCAATAAAATATTTACCATAAGTATCAGTAATTACTGTGTTGTCAAATGTAACAGTTGCTTGTGCTGATGTAACATCTGTTGTATTTAATTTTACCAAACCACCCGCACTACCAAAAGATAGATTACCACTACCATCTGTAATTAATGCTTTGTTTGCACTTGGTGCTGTGCTCGGCAAAGTTAATGTATATGACTGCGCTGCGCTGTGCGGAGGTCCTTTAATCTTAACTCCATGAGTATTTTGTTCACAGTTTAATTGTATTGCCCCTGAATCACTACCAGCACCTTTTGATATAAGTGTAGGTGCAGTAGCTAACTTATCATTCGTGATGGTCGCGTCGCTGACTGTGCCCACAT